TCTTGTCTTGAGATTTTAGTATTTATCTTATCTTCTATGTCGTCAATTCTATCGTGCAATCTATCTTGATTTTTCAATATAAGTTCTAGCATTTCCTTGTTTGTATATCCGTTACTCATTACTCTCCTCACAACTCATTTGACCATACTTAGCGTTGCATATTGTTACATACGTTCCTCTATCATTCTGAGTTGTTGTACACATTATTTTCTAAATCCTATTGTTAGTAACCATATTGCCAATGTTATTACAGTAGCTATGGCAGTTATCTGTTGTGCTTGTCCTGTCAACGTGAGTGTCGCAATCGTCAGACCCTATAAAGTCCACAGAAGGTTAAGCGTTTCTTTTACTGCTTGTATAAACCAAGACCACAATTTATTTATCAATCAAATCTCCTCATAGCAAACGATACAATTCTAACCAAGATTGTTGGCACAATTACTTCTTGTGCCTTTTCTTTTTGGTCAGTCGTCATATCATTTGCGATATTGTTTAAATTTATTGCGTCTAAATCTATGTCTATAATAACACTTACAGGCGAAGCAACAAAAGACTCAAAGGCAATTTCTGTTGTAGCGTCAGCTAAAGTAAACGCTTGGTCTGAATCATTCTTAGCAAACTCTACGGCTCTCTCTACAAACTCATCTACTGCTTGTGCTACATTCTCATCAGTCTTAACTGCTTCTGCAATTATCTGTACATCTTCTGTTTCAGTAAACCCTAATACTTCTGCAACAACTTCGGTCTGTTCTTCTGTTAGGACTTCTTCTTGTGCAATCGTGATAACTTCTTCAACGACTTGTGCTACAACTTCAATAACTTCTTGGCTAACTTCTGCAAGATTCTCCACTCCGACATCATTAATTTCTTCCAAGATTTCAACAACTTCTTCGGTCTCAAGTTCTTCAACAAATTCTTCAATAGCTTCTTCCTTTGCTTCCTCATACTCTATACGTTCTTCTTCTGTATATTCCTCAAGTTCTTCTTCTGTAACTTTGGGAATATCTATAACAATAATTTCTTCTATAACTTCTTCAAGCTCTGCAACTTCTTCTTGAATTTCTTCTTCTGTAAGTTCTACTTCTTCTTCAACAACTTGCTCTTGAACTTCTGTTTCTGCTTCTGACTCATCTGTAAATACTTCTTCGACCAACTCATCTTCTATAATCTCATCTTCTATTTCTATAATTATATCTTTTGGTATGTCCTCAAATACAATTTCTTCTACTTCAACTTCTTCTAGTTCTTTAAGGAACTCCTCAACTTCAATAAACGTTTCAATAAATTCTTTAGCTTCTTCCTCGCTATCAAATTCAAATAACTCAACTTCTTCTTTAAGTTCAAGTTCTTTAACTTCAAACTCCATTTGTTTTTCAAGTTCTTCAATCTCTTGTTCAGTAAGCTCAATAAATTCTTCTTCAATAAATTCATCTTCCACTTCATCAACCACATCAACATCATTGAAAAGTTCTTCTTCGGTATCGTATTCTTCTTCATAATCTTCTTCTTCATAAACTTCTATAATTATAATGCAATCGCCACGTTCAATTTGTGCATTAGTCATAAAGCAACCAAACTCTTTTTCATTATCTATACGCTCTTGGTCTCTCTCAATAGTGCCGTCATTGACATCAGCTTGGGTATAAGTTTTATCTACACCTTCTACAACAATATCTACAATTATTTCTTCGGGTGGTGGTGGTAAAGGCTCAGGCTCTACATAAACTTCTTCAACTTTTGGTGGCAAAGTTGTAGTCGTAGTTGTTGGTGGAATAGTACTTGTAGTTGTTGTAGTGCTAGTTGTTGTAGTACTTGTTGTAGTTGTTCCACCATAGTCACAAGCTACACCAACACTAGAAGTCCATTCTGAATAGCTAGCGTCTGTATCATTGTCTGCTCTAACTTTTGCATTAAACGTACCTTGTGTATTCCCAAAAATTGATTCTCTATAACTCGCAGAAAAAACATAGCTCTTATAAGACAATGCAGTTTCCCACCCAGTACTATTAGCAACTGCGTAAGCGTCTGCCGTACCATTTTCATTAACATCAAAGCCAATAGCGTAACGCTCAGGTGGACTAGATTCAAAGCCGTCTGACTCTTGCCAAGTAACAGTCACGTTACCATTAGAACTATCACAAGCAATAGATATATCGTAAGGTGTTTGTGTAGGAACGTGGTCAGCTAATGCTATTGAAGTGGGTGCTATTAAAAAAAGTACGCAGGTTATTCTAAGTAATTTGTTTAGTTTATTACGCACAAACTAGCCACCATTACAACAACCGTTGCCACAACAATCCATTACCAATCCTCAGGTTTTTGTGCTACTTCTTTATCTTCAAAAGTATATTTAGGATTTTTTTGCTCTAAGCCATTCTGAACGACTGAGAGACTCGAACTGAGAAATGCTACCCCCAGTAGCTCAATTAAATTCGCGTCAATTATTCCACTTTGATTTGCGAGGAATAAAGAGATTGAACTTTGAAGCCCAGTTCTAAAAGCCTTACTTAATATAAATTTCCAATATTCTTTATTTTTCATAATTATCCTATTCTTCTTCTACTTTACCACCGAATTGTCTACGGTTATAATCTTTACATTTTTTATTTCCACATAAGAATTTCTGCGTAGTAGATACATACAATAAGTCTTGTTTACATTTTGGGCAACTGATTATTATGGGAGACCCCCAAGCTAGATTATGTTCTTGTCCTCAAGTTTAGCATTTAGGGTTATGAGATTTCCATTTATCTCAGATAGTTTTTCTTGTATTGTGTCAGGTGCAATCATATCAGGTTGTGCCTTGTTAGATAGTTCAGTACTAAGATTAATGTTCGAGTATTCAATAGTTACTTTTTCTTTATTAAGTAAAGCGTCACGCACTTTAGGGTACATTTTTTTATAAGCGTCTCCTGAGCCACCAACAAAGCCGTCTTTACCTTTGTCTAGGTCTTGTTGTGTCTCTCCAAGAAGCAAACAACCTGCCGTGTGAGAATCTGTATTCCCTGTATGAATTAAAATATACTTAAAGTTAGGTACATCTTGAAGCTCTAGCATTCCCTTATGAAAAGTAGAGCCATATCTTGCAGTATATTTTGTATCGAAGCCACCAATATTTCTAAACTTAATCTCATAAGTTCCTAAAGGTATTGCAGTTTCGGACATTACTTTAACGTCCCTGACTTCATCTTCTAAAGTATAGCACTCGAACACACCGTCAATAAAAAGTAAACCATTAGTAGCGTCTTTACCAAACTGGTGTCTAATAACATTTAGTTTCATTAACTAGGTTTTGGATTATCAGATTTGACTTGTGCGATATGGTCTTTCCAAGTGGTTGTGTCGTTTAATAGGTCTTTATACTGCATATCCAATTGGTCTCCATAGGAAGCATACGCTTCTTGTCTAGCAGTTTTATAACCATTTTCTTGTTGGTCAAACTTACTATTAGCTAAATCTACAATAGCTTGGTCATAATCACTATCTGTAAATTGAAGTCTTTCATTGTTGACTTGCTTATACATTGGTTTAGCGTCCTCAATTTCTTGAGTTGCTACTACTGTTAGTTCTTCTAATGTTGCCATAATTATCCTTTCTATCTTATCATACTTTATTTAAATTTTATTTGCGTAGTCCATATAAACTGAATGTTCCACTTGTTATGTTTCCACTAGCCATAAAGTAATTAACGCCATTTGTTGCTTGTGCAACAGTCAAAACGCCACCACCTTGATTGCCGTGTAAATATTGACTATCATCTACACAAGTTAATTCTTCTGTAAAAAAAGAATATTCACTTGCATTGTTAAAGTTAAATAAATACATAACACCATTTAAAGTTTCAGAAGTTCCTGTGCCTATTTCCTGTGTTGTTATTCTAAAAGAACTTTGATTGGTTGCACTATCATTTTGAAAAGATGAAAAAGTTTTTAAAGTTTTATAAGCAAAATCATAATTAGAACTATCATCAGTTGAATTATCACTTGTTTTAGTAAATCTCATCTGCATATCAACATCATCACTACTAGGTGCTACATTATTTAATTTAACTAAATACACATCATAAGAACTATCCCAATCAGTACCACCTAAAGTAACACTAGAAACTGCTGATGAAACTATTTCTTCATCTATTTTTATTAATGAATTTGCCATTATTTAACTCCATATACATTTACTGTAATATTATCCCAACTTCCTGAAGCAGGTAAAATATTTATTCCTGTTATTTGTTCTGCTGATTTATGAACACCAATA